TCCAGTAGGTCCTTCATCGCCATCTTCGCCTTTGGGTCCAGTAGGTCCTTCATCGCCATCTTCGCCTTTGGGTCCAGTAGGTCCTTCATCGCCATCTTCGCCTTTGGGTCCAGTAGGTCCTTCATCGCCATCGCAACCTTTGGGTCCAGTAGGTCCTTCATCGCCGTCGCAACCTTTGGGTCCATCGCAACCATCGTGACCATTATACCCATCGCGACCTCTACTACCAGTAGGTCCAATCGGTCCGAATGGTCCAGTATGACCCATTGGACCACATCGTCCGTCTTCGCCATCACATCCATCCTTGCCATCACAACCATCCTTGCCATCACAACCATCCTTGCCATCTTCGCCATCACGACCATCCTTGCCATCACAACCATCAATACCACTACAACCGTCTTCACCATCACGACCATCACGACCATCAGAACCATCACGACCGTCTTTTCCATCAGTTCCATCACGACCATCACGACCATCTTCTCCATCTTTACCATCTACTCCATCTTTACCATCTCTTCCGCACTTTCCATCGTCGCCGTCACGACCATCCTTTCCATCTTTACCATCTCTGCCACACTTACTGATCTTTACTACTTTGCGACATGATTTAGATTTATTACTGATTCTTCTACATTTGCTAACAGTGTCTGGGTGGTAACATTCTGAATGTCGTTCGCTACACCTACTATGGGTTTCATCATCACTATCTGAATAAGGCATATATAAGATTATATATATATACTTAAACATACTAAACCAAACGCAATTATTAATATGTGTTACCATATATGCATTGTATAACTGTAATCTTATAATTATATATATTACAATTATAAGTTTGTATAGGTATCTGTAATATACACATTACTTGCACGAACGAATTTTTATAACCACATATTTATTAGAACATTCTTCCTCACAAATACATGCTTTTTTTGATTTACTACAACGTCTGCCCTTACTTTTACAATTACAATATGAGCGGTCCTTCTGTTTGTGAGATTTTCCACAATTACATGATTTGCATTCGGGTTTACATTTTCGTTTTTCATATTTATGTTCATTTTTTGATTTACAATGATTACAATTATGACATTCTCTATGTTTTTCGTATATAACTTCTGATGTTTGAGATTGGTCATCTGAAAAGGTATCTGAATAATCATCAACCGAATAATATATATTATTTGACATAACAAATATATACTAATGCCTACATATTTGCAGTGGAGTTGTATAAAATGGTATTTTTGTACATTGCATGCTAGTAATATAATCAATAGTAACAATATATAGGGTATAGTGATTACAATATTAAAATTCAAATGAAGGAACTGGTATTTCATTCAAAACATACCAATGGTCAACTACATAATTTGTTGCAGTAAAATAATCTATAAATGTTCCTATTGGAGTTCCAGCAGGATCTTTATATTTGATCACTAGATATGGGTCGGTTGCATTGCCACTTGGATCAATATAGGAGGCAGTATAACTAGCGCTTAGTATAACGCGATCCTTTATTTCACCATTAACATCTTCAGCATATATAGTTCCAGAAGCATCTGTAAATATACTAATTGTTGCATAATTGCCAGACATCATTGTAGATAAAATATTATCATTAAGAGAAGGATAGTTTTCACTATTAAGAGCAATAGCCATTACTATATATATACGACTACATATATGGATTATATGTACTATATAATACAATAATAATGACTGCATAACCGTATTATTGTATTTTGTATTGGAAATTAATTATTTGTAATTACATTTCTAAAACGAAAATTGAGGCACATTAACTTCACCTAAAACATACCAATGATCATCAACGTAATCAACGGTAGTAAAGTAATCAATAAATGTACCATAAATTTTTCCAGGTTCATCTCTAAACTTGATTACTACAAATGGATTGGTATCAACACCATCCTTATCTTTATAAGATGCTGTATAACTTGCACTCATAACTGCACGATCTTTAATTTGACCATGTGAATCACTTGCATATATAGTACCTTCACTATTGGTAAACACGCTAATTGTAGCATATTTGCCACTCTTTATTGTTGTTAAAATGCTTTCATTAAGAGCTGGATAATTTTCACTGTTAAGTGCAATAGCCATTATATATATATGGATGTATATATTTTCTAAATGTTTGACGAAATATAATTTTATGTAAAATACATATATTCAAATAAAATATAAAAACAAACGCATTACTTTACTTATAACATTCATTCAGTATGAACGAGGAAAATAATGTATTAACAATAAAAACTGTGCAAATACAGCCTATACGAAATATGATTACTGCTATAAAGGATATATTGACCGATGCAACGATTACATTCACGAAAGATCGTATGAAAATTATAAATTTTGATAAAACTCATACAATTTTGGTGAATGTTGTTTTACAATCAAATAGATTTGAGCAATATGTATGTCATCCCGATAAAATCATAGTATGTGCAAATACACTACATCTATTCAAGGTCATTTCTACTATGTCAAATGACGATACGTTATCTATGTATATTGATAAATCGGATTATCATGACGGAATCGTATCTCATTTGGGTTTACAATATGATAATGGCGACATTCGTCAATGTTATAGTCAAAAACTACGTTTAATTGAACCTGAAACAGAAGAATTGTTTGTTCCCGACGTTGAATATTCTACTGTTATTAATCTTCCTACATCTGATTTTCAAAAAATCATTCGTGATTTAAATGGTATTTCTGATCGTATTGAAATTAAATCCGTTGGTACAGATCTAATATTTTCATGTGAAGGTAATTTTGCTAGTTCACGTATATTGCGATCAGAATCCGAAGGAAATATGAACTTTATTCAAAAATCAGATGCATCTGTTGTTATACAAGGCGAATTCTCATTAAAAAGTCTATCTCATTTTATTAAATGTACACCTCTATGTAGTCATCTTGAAATGTATCTCGGTAACGATTTACCTTTAATTATTAAGTATGATGTTGCGTCATTAGGTGAGATACGTATGTGTTTAGCTTCATTACCACCTTCTTAAATTGCGATAATTTTTGAATTTTGCGTCTCAACCTGCCCTATCTTATCCTTTTTGGTTATATTCACAATTTGTGTATATACGATCGGTACATCATGTAATGATTTATATTTTGAATTTTGTTTACAAATTAATGCACCTTGTTTAATAATTTGTAATTTCTGTTTTTTATTCAATTTAATATCCTGTGGCATCTTTGCGACTACATGACATGACGATTGTCCTTCTATGTGGAACCATATATCTATTGAATCAGATTCATCAATAATATCAAAGTTATCCTGTGCATTAGATCCTACTAAATATGGTATTTCACGATTTAATGATTGAATATATCTTGCTTCTACCTTCATATTTGATTTGTTGTAGTTGAATATAATTATTTTCATTATATTCAATTTTATGGTCTAAAATAATTATTTTTATACACCTTTGAACATTTACAACGCTGTTTTTACCTACGTTTATTTGTATACAGTTCTAATTTGGTCGCTTCCAAGAATATGTCCTGACCCTTTCATATCAGTATAACATATTTCAAACACGTTGTTGTAACACCAATTATAATCATAACATAAACTTAAACTCGGTTGATTATCAAATGAAAACTCAAAATAAAAACTTGTATCAACTGGCCTCGTTTCTATATCCATAATAATTTTGTGTTTCTTATCGATAATCGGTGTAATTATATTGTATCTGTGATCGTGTTTATGAATTATATTTACATACTTATGATAATCAACAGCATTTTTATCTTTATACTTATACTTGATGCGTCCATCATACTCAAGTATGATATTTACTATTTCGTATGGAAGTTTTTTCGTATTATTTTCATTTATAACTTGTCTTTTATTGTCATCATGAAATATCCATTTATTATTTAAATGTTTAACAATAGCATTATATAAATAGTTTATTTTATCCATTACTATACATAATACATAATACATAATAAACTATTTATATTTTTATTTTTATTATAATTAAAAAAACGGCGTTTTAAATCTTCAAGGGTGTAAAACAATATATTTGGTGATTATATAATGTATTCTTATTTAGGAACACCGTATGGTTATGCTCATATACTAAATGGTGTTTTGCTATTTACAACTGTAATATTTGTAATATGGAATGTTGCGAACCTTCAAAATATAGATATTTATCAAAAAATCACATTATTGGTATTACTTAGTATTGCATTTGGCGTTCATGGCATATCCCATTATTTATGGGATAGTACCTATTTGTCAAGATCAGAACAATGTCAAAAACGTGTTCGTTTTTCTGTATAATTATTTAGATATTACTTACGTCATATAGTAATATCTAAAACTCAGGTTCGTGTTTTTTAAATAAGCAACCTTGTTTTGATAAATTATTTATTGGTGAAATTATATTTGGATCTTGAAATATAGATACATCCATCCAAATCTTTATAATACAAAAATTCTTTTTTGGTGAAATTGTTATTCCATTCATATGTGAACTATGATCTTTATTTATTGCTAATGTTTCTCCACACAATAAACTGAATAATATTTTCCATACTTCGGGTGCATGTTTGTTCAATATTTTATATGAAAAACACCCCCCGTTTCTATTTTTTGGGTCTTCCCACATGGGTGTAATACCTTCCCGCATTACAAACAACATACTGTTCTTAATAATATTATCGTGGATTTTGTCGTTTAATTGTATTACTTGTTCAACAGTCTCAACCTCACTCATAATTACCGAATAACTAGATAATTCCCAGTTTTTGTCGTGTGGTAAATGATAATACATATTCCATTTACCATTCAAATTATGTTGTTGGGTAGGAATACTCACTGTATCCATTGTAATTACACCCGTATATTATATATAGAAAAATCTTTATATATTTATTTGTTTATTAAATTTTATTAGGATGTTTCAGTTTCATTTGATGAATGTGTACTATCATTATCTGATACTTCTAAATCGTCGGTAAATTCTGTTTCGGCTATTTCCAAATCACCTACTATTTCAATTTCATTTATTCCGATAATTTCAGATTCTGAATTAGACTCTGAATTAGATTCCTCATTCACTTCTTCACTGCATTCGCTTTGTTCAGGTTCAGGTTCAGGTTCAGGTTCAG